AGGATACTAAGTATGAACTCTGAAGAGCAACAACAGATCCAAGAAGAAGCACACTACTGGTTCTGTCTCAATGACGTGGCAGACTATGTAGAGTTATTAGGGACAAACCAAGTCATAAAAGATGTGGCTGTCCTGTTAGAGCAACGCAAGGAGATGGATAAGCGGGTCAATGACTTCAGTCAATTAGGCGATGTAGCCTTTTGAATTGCACCTTGGCTTGCATTTCATGTGCTGTCCCTTTTTATCCGAATACCTAACCATAGATAACTATCTATTTGGAGTTCAAATTGCAAGAGAAACTGATTTTAAACCTAGCAAAAGCTAACGCTGCAAAGAAGGCTGGGTACAAGCATAGGACACCAGTCCAACACTGGGAGGAAGATAAGACTAGCCTACGCAAAAGCATCAATGCCAAGTGCTATGACTGCTGTCATGGAGACACTGACGAGGTGAAGAATTGTACTGTCACTGTCTGTCCTCTGTGGTTTGTACGTCCATATCAGGAGAAGACTAATGACTGACCTACGTAAAGCAGCAGAGGACTTGTTAGAAGGCGTTGAAGCAGCAATCAAAGCTGGTGACTGGGTTGTTGATGGGGCTTGTGACCCAGACTCAGCCATCATCGCACTACGCCAAGCACTAGCACCAAAAGAATTACCAAGGCCAGACGAACCTATATGGGTGGTTGACGAGAAAGGCAACAAGCAACTGGTTGCAAAGAAGAACAGAGCGCAACCTGTCGATGCCGTAAACATGAGCCAAGAACGTGTCGATGAAACGGCAAAACGTGAACACGAGCCATACGGTTATCTTTGGTTTACTCATCAAATGGAAAGACGATTTACCCATTACAGACCAAAAGAAGAACAAAGAATTGGAGAAGTAACACCAATCTACACCGCACCACCAAAGCGTGAATGGGTTGGCCTCACTGAAGAAGAAGTTCATATTCTTTGGATGGATATGGGCGCTAGGCCAAAAATTAACGGCTACGACTTTGCAAAGGTTATTGAGTATAAGTTAAAGGAGAGGAATTGTGGATAAGATTACTGTGGTGTGCCACAAAGACCACGACAAAGGCTACGAAGATTATGTTGGTAAATGCTTGCTGTGTGAGGTTGAACGGCTACAAAAGCGTGAATGGGTTGGGCTGACGGATGATGAAATCTATGACTATGCAGACAAGTTTCTTTATCAGCATGGCAGTAATTTTGGAATCAAGTCATTTGGTAAAGCCATTGAAGCCAAACTAAAGGAGAAGAACAATGGCTGAGCAACTCAAGGCACATCAACCATGTCCTGACTGTGGTAGTAGTGATGCACTTACATACTATGACTGGGGTAGCGTGTGCTTCAAGTGTGGTGAGAAGAAAGTAACTAAGAGCGATATGAAACCAAACCTAACCAAGGTTCAATCTAAGATGACTAACGTACATGACCTGACCTATGGCTCTGTGGTTGATCGAGGACTAACTCGTGAAACCTGTCAGACCTACGGCATAGGTGTGAAGGATAACTTCTATTACTTTCCCTACTACAATGGGGACACATTAGTTGCGTACAAGAAACGCAACACTGATGATAAACGCTTTAGCATCGAGGGTTCGTGGCAACAAGGTGCTCTCTTTGGGCAGCAGTTATTTAACAAAGGGGGTAAGTATGTCACTATTTGCGAGGGAGAGTTTGACGCTGCGGCAGCGTATCAGATGCTGGGTTCTAAGTACCCTGTGGTTTCTGTTAGGAATGGTGCAGGTAATGCAGTACAGGATATCAAGACGAACTACGAATGGCTCGACTCATTCGAGAACATCGTCATATGTTTTGACAATGATGATGCAGGCAGAACTGCTGCTGCACAAGTTGCTGAGATCCTTGGAACTAAAGCCAAGATATTTAAAGGAACCAAAGATGTTAAGGATGCCTGCGAATACAATGGGCAAGGACAAGGGAAGGAATTCGTAGACCTGTGGTGGAAGGCTGAGCGTTTCACGCCTGATGGTATCATCGATGGTGCTGGGTTGTGGGACTTGGTTAACCAGCCAGTCGAGCGTGCTAAGGTTCAGTATCCTTTCTCTGGTCTGAATGACCTGACCTATGGTGTACGTGAGGGAGAGCTAGTTACAATCACTGCAGGATCTGGACTAGGTAAGTCTCAGTTTCTGCGAGAGATTGTGTATCACATCCTACAAAACACTGAGGATAATATTGGGTTGCTGTTCCTTGAAGAATCTGTGAAGCGTACTGCTAAGAGCATCATGAGTTTAGCAGCCAATAAACCACTGCACCTACCTGACACTGAGGCAACAGATGATGAACTTAAGTCTGCTTTTGACAGCACTCTGGGTACTGGACGTGTGTTTCTTTTTGATCACTTTGGGTCTACTGCAATCGACAACATTATCAACAGAGTCCGCTTTATGGCTAAGGCTCTTGAGTGCAGGTTTATTTTCCTTGACCACGTGTCTATTGTGGTATCTGCACAAGACAATGGAGATGAACGTAAAGCTCTAGACGAGATCATGACCAAGCTTCGCATGATTGTACAGGAGACTGGCATTAGTTTATTCTGTGTCTCCCACCTTAAGCGTCCTGATGGTAAGGGTCATGAGGAAGGAGCAGCTACGTCCTTGTCTGCATTGCGTGGGTCAGGTTCTATTGGTCAGTTGTCTGACATGGTGCTAGGTCTTGAACGTAATGGTCAGTCAGAGGATCTTAAAGAGCGACACACCACACGAGTCAGGGTTCTTAAGAATCGATTCAGTGGTCTGACTGGTCCTGCCTGTGCTTTGTACTATGACCGCATCACTGGGCGTATGACAGAGACACACGAAGACAAAGAACTGTGATATAATATTAGGATGAGAATCGCACTTGATATCGAAACTAATCTTAGCCACAATACTATTTGGTGTTGTTGCACTTACAATCTGGATACTAAGGAAGTGGTAGCATGGACAGAGGCAGAAAGTTTCAACCAGTTTATTCAGAAAGCCAGTCTGATAGTAGCTCACAACGGGATAGCTTTCGACTTTCCAGTACTAAACAAGGTTTGGAATACTTCTATTCGTATGAACCAAGTTCGGGACACACTGGTTATGTCAAGACTATCAAATCCTCAAAGAGAGAACGGACACAGCCTAAAAAGACTAGCAATGCTGGTGGGAAAGGAGAAAAAAGAATACGACAACTTCGACAGCGGGTTGACAGACGAAATGCTGGAGTACTGTAAGGAAGATGTACGTATATGTGGTGAGTTATATTTGTATTTGACTAAAGAATTGCAGGGGTTCTCTGAGCAATCCATCGAACTTGAGCACAAGGTTCAGCGTATTATTTCTGAGCAGGAACGCAATGGTTTTAAACTAGATATACCTAAAGCAATGGGTTTAGTAGGGCAGTGGGAGCATAGGCTTTGCGAGATTGAACACGAACTCCAAACCATCTTCCCGCCCATTGTCACCCAACGAGTTAGCGAGAAGACAGGTAAGCAGTTAAAGGATGATGTTGAAGTATTCAATCCCGGATCTCGTCAGCAGATAGCTAAGCGTCTGATGAGTAAGGGCTGGAAACCAACTAAGCATACTGACAAGGGAGCAGTGATAGTAGATGAATCAGTCTTGGATGGAGTTGATATACCAGAAGCAAAACTCATTGCCGAATACCTACTCATTCAGAAACGGGTGGCTCAAGTTAAGTCATGGCTTACTGCTGTATCTGAGGACGGACGGGTTCACGGTAAGGTCATCACCAACGGAGCAGTCACGGGACGGATGACACACCACAGTCCTAACATGGCTCAGGTTCCTAGCAGTAGTAGTCCTTGGGGACATGAGTGTAGGGATTGCTGGACAGTAATAGATAACTATCTATTGGTAGGTGCAGACGCTAGTGCCCTAGAACTTAGGATGCTTGCTCACTATATGAAGGATCAAGACTATGTCAAGACAGTCACAGAGGGATCGCAAGAGTTGGGAACTGATGTCCACACGAAGAACCAGAGAGCTGCAGGACTTGCTACAAGGGCGCAGGCCAAGACGTTTATCTATGCCCTACTATATGGCGCAGGACCTGCCAAGATCGGGACGATTGTTGGTGGTGGAGCAAAAGAAGGCAAGGAACTCACGAGTGCTTTTCTTCGGAACACTCCTAGCTTACAAAAGCTTAGGGCAAAGGTTGAAAGGTTATCAGAGGGAGGGACGCTTGAGGGTCTTGATGGACGCAAGCTACAGATACGTTCCCAGCACAGCGCACTCAACACATTGCTTCAAAGTGCTGGTGCAATAGTAATGAAGCAGGCTCTTGTCTTACTGTACGACAAGCTACGAAAGGCTAAGCTGTCAGCTAAGTTTGTAGCTAATGTGCATGACGAGTGGCAGATAGAATGTTTAGCTGATCAAGCTGACAAGGTAGGAACTCTAGCAGTAGAGAGTATTAGGGAAGCAGGTACAGTGTTGAAGTTACGTTGCCCACTTGATGGGGAATACAAGAAAGGACAATCATGGGCACACACCCACTAGATAAGGACGATGAGTTTTGGGAGGATATGGAAGATGTTGTGTTCATTTGTGTTAAGAAAGACAAAAGAATTAACATGAAGACATCTGTCAGAGACATGGACGAACTTCAGTCCATCTTTAGCACTGCCCTAATGATGGCAACATTTCATAAGGTGAAACAGGAGGATATTGACAAACTACACTGATGTGGTATACTATTATGGT